ATGGGTGGAACTGACGACTCATCAAATCTTATTGAACTGACTGTGGAAGAACACGCAGAGGCACACAGAAAGTTGTGGGAGCAATATGGTAATATCAAAGATTATTGTGCTTGGAAAGGTTTAGAAGGAACTATTGGTAAAGAAGAGATTGTAAGGTTGCTGATGGACCCAACTGGAAGAGTTCATACAGAAGAAACAAAACAAAAAATCAGTCAATCACATAAAGGTAAGTTGAAGCATACAGAAGAGAGTAAAGAAAAGTTGAGACAGTTTAGAACTGGTATGAAGTTGAGTGAGGAGCATAAGGCAAAAATCTCAAAGAGTTTAGAAGGTAATACTCGTATGGTTGGTAAAAAGTTGAGTGAAGAAACAAAACAAAAGTTGAGTGAGGCAGGTAAAGGTAATAAGAATGCTTCTAAAAATCCAAATATTAGTGAAGAAGAAAGAGAGAGAAGAAGTGAAGCAACAAAAGAGAGATGGAGGAAATATAGAGAGGCAAAGGGACTTGACCCAGATAAACCGATTGATAAAAGATACGGTAAGTAGAAATCTCTATTGACCTATTTTGTGAAGTATTGTAAACTAAATATGAGAAATACTAAAAGGAGGATTGATGGTATCTTCATCACTTTCATTACCAAACCAACAACGAAGTTGGTTTGATTTACTTGATGATTGGTTGAAAAGAGATAGGTTTGTGTTTATTGGATGGAGTGGTTTACTTTTTATGCCTTGTGCTTACCTAGCATTAGGTGGATGGTTTACTGGAATTACATTCGTCACGAGTTTTTATACACACGGTTTAGCATCCTCATTTCTAGAAGGTTGTAATGCGTTGACCGCTGCGGTAAGCACCCCAGCAGACGCTATGGGTCATTCTCTTCTTCTACTTTGGGGTCCTGAGTCTCAGGGAGATTTCGTCCGCTGGGTCCAACTTGGGGGACTCTGGCCTTTTGTGGCACTCCACGGTGCCTTTGCTCTCATAGGTTTCATGCTTCGTCAGTTTGAAATTGCACGTTTAGTAGGAATTAGACCGTACAATGCTATTGCGTTTTCTGGGCCTATCGCTGTTTTTGTCAGTGTGTTTCTCATGTATCCACTCGGACAGTCATCTTGGTTCTTTGCGCCGTCGTTTGGTGTTGCTGCGATTTTTAGGTTCCTCCTATTCTTACAAGGTTTCCATAACTGGACGCTCAACCCCTTTCATATGATGGGAGTTGCTGGTATACTGGGAGGAGCACTGCTCTGTGCAATTCACGGAGCAACTGTAGAAAACACTCTATTTGAAGATGGAAATCAAGCAAACACGTTCAAAGCATTTGAACCTACGCAAGAGGAAGAGACTTATTCAATGGTTACTGCAAACCGATTCTGGTCGCAGATTTTTGGAATTGCTTTTTCCAATAAGCGTTGGTTACATTTTTTCATGCTTTTTGTTCCCGTTATGGGTCTCTGGACTAGTTCTATTGGTATTATTGGTTTGGCTCTCAATCTTCGTGCTTATGATTTTGTAAGTCAGGAGATTCGTGCTGCAGAAGACCCTGAGTTTGAAACGTTCTACACGAAGAACATTCTTTTGAATGAAGGATTACGTGCTTGGATGGCACCAGTAGACCAACCAGGGGAACGGTTCGTATTTCCAGAGGAAGTTCTCCCGAGGGGCAATGCACTCTAAAATAAATAAGGGAGTTCTACAAGAACTCCTTTTTTATGGCATTTCTTCTAATACTCTTTCTCTTTGAACTTTTCGGTGTTATTATGTTCATATTATCAGTCGCACAAGATTTCTAATACATACAACAGTTACCTTTTAACTATGAAAACTATAACCTTCACAGAAGACCAAATCAAACTTCTGGCAGATGCTGTATGGATGCGTCAACGTCGTTTTATTGCAGGAGATAAACGATTCAAAGAATATGGAGCAATGTTAGACACACTCCTAGAAGGAATGGACTATACTCCAAAAAGGTTTTGAAACAATGTTTGATGCCGTCTTCGTCAGTGATGTTCATCTAGGAACCCCTCGTTGTAATACTCAAAAGTTTTTAAAGTTTCTTAAAAACTTAAAAACCAAAAAGTTAGTATTGGTTGGTGATATTATTGATATTCACTGTATGGAAAAATATAATACTCGTTGGGCAAAAGAACATACAAAATGTGTTCATCAGATTCTAAACCTGGCAAAGAAAGGAACAGAGGTCATTTATATTCTCGGAAATCACGAAGCAGAAATTCGTCGTTATACTAATTTTGAACACAAGAACTTCCGAATGGTAGACGAATATACTCATAAAGATTCAAAAGGTAATAAGTTTTTGTGTATTCACGGAGATAAGTATTCTGAGTATTCTTCTGGGTCTTGGAAGCAGTTGATGTTCAATAAAGGATATGAGATTATTACACCATTAAGTTTTTGGTTGGAAAGATTCTTTCGGTTCTCTTTGGTTTATGCTTTGAAGAATACGGTGAGGGGAAAGAATTATATTAATCAATATGAGACTGATATTGCATCATATTGTATTCAAAGAGATAAGAAATATGATGGTGTAATTTGTGGGCATATTCATCACGGAAATGTGAGATACTTTAATAAACTTTTGTATATGTGCTGTGGTGATTGGTGTGATACTTGCTCTGCGATTGTGGAGAAAAATGGAATTTATGCTCTTGAAAAATATAAATGATTAGTTCGGAGACACCATACAAACTTGCAGAGATTATCAGGAATACCTGGCCTGGTCTTTACAGAAAACCAGAATCATCTTATAATGAAGAAAAGGAATTGAAAAATGAAAAAGTATAATGAAGAATATTTTTCAGTCATTGACACCAAGACTGGAAGAAAGATTGTTGATTGTGGTGATGAATTGGATGCACTTGCGATGGTTTCCTTTGACCCACAAAATCGAACGATTACAAGAAATAAGATTCTGATGAGTCCTGTGATTGATATTGAGATTCCAAAAGCACTTCCTACATCTAATGTTGTTATGTCTAATGTTCAAGAGAATGTTCGTCATCAGGAACAACTTGGGCAAATCAAATTGCCAGAAGGTCAAGGAGAACCTGTGGTGGTATGAACCATCGTAAACATAAACAAGCAGAGAATCTCAAAAAGAAAAAGATGTATACACTTGAGGGTTACGTTGGAGACCCCCCAGATGCTAAATGTCCACACTGCGGGGAATCTGGGAAATCTTGTTCTCACGTAAATAGTCTAAGTCGTGCTTGGGCAAGAGATGCTTGTGCCCATAAATACAAGAAAACTAATAATAGTTAAATGGGAAGATATATTAAGACAAGAATTGTTACTGATGGATTGATTTATCTGAATGATGCTGGAAATAGCAAGTCATATTCTGGTGTAGGAACAGCAATCAAGAATTTAGTGGGTTATGGTGCCACAAATACATCATTCAATCAAACATTCGTATCCTCAGGAACAACAAGTCATTTTATATCTACATCTACTTTATCTTATATAAGCAATACAAACGTAAGTGTAAGTGCTTCAACAGGTAGTGGTTTTACTATTTGTATGATGATTAAACCACAAACTTTGACTAGTTCTACTTGGAATTATTTTTTTCAACAATATCAATCATCTAGTAATTCATTAATAGAGATTGGTCGTTATGGAACTACGCAAGGATTTTCACTAAAAGATACTACTAAGAATGAAAATAGTATTTTGTTTGAAACTTCTTCTGTTAATAGTGATTATTTTGAATGGTATTCAAAAGTACCTGGTTATAATGGTAGTATAACAAATCAAAAAATTCAATATTGTGTTGATAATTCTCTTAGTTCAGCTGCATGTGAGACTCATTTACAAAACTCTTCCAATTATTTGTATTCAAGTGGATTTGGTACATATACAACACCATCATCTTCGGGAATAATAACTGCAAATTATCAAACTACTTGGGTAGTTCCTGTTGGTGTAACTTCTATTACTGCTGTTTGTGTTGGGGGTGGAGGTGGATCTGGAGGTAATGATTCTGGTAATGGTCAAGGAGCAGGAGGTGGTGGAGGAGGACTTTCGTATGGAACTTTTGCTGTAACTCCAGGTGAAACTCTTTATATTCAATCTGGTGCTGGAGGAAAGGGTGGAAATGTAGAAATTTTAAATTACTATCAAGACAATAATACTACTAATAGACCTAAAACTGATGGTACAAATGGTGGAGATAGTTATATAAAAAGGGTTGGTTATGATGCAACTGGAACAGATATTTTAATCTTATCTGGTGGAGGAAGTGGAGGAAGTGCTGGGTCAAGTAGTTCATCCGATTCTACTGGGGGAACAGGTGGAATTGGAGGACAGGGGTCAGCATCTAGTGGTGGTGGAAATGGTGGAAATGGTGGAAATGGTTATACTACCTTTGGTGGAGGTGGTGGTGGAGGAGCAGGAGGATATACAGGAGCTGGTGGAACTGGTGGATATGGATATGTTAGCCAAACAGCTGCCCAAAGAGCAGGTGGCACTGGACAGGGAGGTGGAGGAGGTGGAGGTGGAAGTTTGAATGTAGATAGTGGATCTTCTGGAAATTTTAATAGTGGTGGAGGAGTAGGAATTTATAATGCAACCAGAACAACAGGAGCTGGAGGAACTTCAACTACTGCCAGTGGAAGTGACACTAGTTCAAAGTCTGGATTGTCTGGTTCTAGTGGAACTGCACCAACAGGAAGTAGTGGAAGATATGGCATACCGAACACCTTTACTAATTATTCAACAAGAGCTGTTGGTGGAATATATGGAGGTGGTGGTGGGGCAAGTTATCAGGCAGATAGTTCTAATAGTTGGAGAGAACCTGCAAATGGTGGCAGAGGATGTGTTAGAATTGTGTGGGGAACAGGGAGAACCTTTTCAACTTCATCTACAGTTGCTCAGGATGTTTTGTCGCAAAGATCTGCTTCTTTTTCTGATTGGACTTTTGTTGTTTGTGGTGTTACGACAGATTATAAGAGTTTTTTATCAACTAATGGAAGTTCTAAATCTGTGGGAGTTTCAACTGATTGGATGACAACAGGAGAAATCAATCTAGATAAAATTTTTGGAACAGGTTCTGATTCTGCTGCAGGTATTACTACAGGAACAAATTCTAATTATAAATGTCATTGGAACAATTGTATGATTTATAATCGTGAATTGACAAATGAAGAAATCCAAATAAACTTTGAAGCATTTAGACGTAAGTTTAATCTCTAAATAATCATAAGTTGCAAAAACTTATGACTCCTCTTCATTCGTCTAAAGAATATTTGTTTAATCTTTATACTACAAGTTCTGGAGAAGCAAGACGAATATGGAGACAGCACATTAAAGAAAATTGGAATCATAAGTGTGCTTACTGTGGTTCTGAAGAAAAATTAACTATTGATCATATAGTTCCAAGATCAAAGGGTGGAACTGATTTTACAAATAATGTTGTGTGTTGTTGCCAAGAATGCAATCAAGATAAAGGACATACAGATTGGGAAGATTGGTTCTCAAAGCAAATCTTTTTTACAGAAGAAAAAAGAAGTGCTATAATAAAATGGATGCACAATAAGCAAGAGCAAGTGCTCTATAAATACCCTCAAAGACAAAATAAAGTTTTATAGTATTATGAATTTTACAATTTATTCAAAACAAGGTTGCCCTTATTGCGATAAGGTAAAGACAATTTTAAATCTTTTGAGTGAATCAAAGGGATATAAAATCACTTCATATGAACTCAATACTGATTTTAATAGAGAGCAATTCTATTCCGAATTTGGGGAAGGTTCAACATTTCCTCAGGTAATTTTAAATGATTTGCATCTTGGTGGATGTACTGATACGATCTCGTATTTGAAAGAAAATAATATGCTCTGATCGTGTCTATAAATAATTTTGGAAATTATGGCATTAATCGTGGTTTTGAGTTAATGCTTAGAAAAAAAGGAGGAGAGAAAAAGGAAACAAAATTGACATTAAGAACTTTCAATTTTGAAAAAGTATTTTCTTTCCTTAAAAGAGAGATATATTTCAAAATTGAATTAGATATAATGAAAAAAAAGTAGTCTCTCGGAGAAGATCAATGACAGCAACGTATTTAGTATTTGGTTCTTTTTTATTTGTTTTGTTTTTTATGGTGGGACTTTTTATCGGATGGAGTGCCAGAGAATATATGATGAACTATCAAGAAGGACCAAAACAAATTGCTTATCATCCAGAGTTTTACAATAAAAATGGTGAGTTAATTGATCAAGAAATTGTTTCAGTAAGATTTGATCCTGATTATTTTATTGATGAAGATGATAGTGATAATGATTGATAAATAAATTTAATTAATTTAATTCTGCATTAATTTTATGACAATGACAGTAAAAGAAAAAACAACGACTAAAAGAACCACTTCAAAAGCAAAAGAAGTTGTAAATGAAAATATAGATCTTCCTGCAAATCCTTTTGCTTTTGAAGTTTTAAATCTTGCTAGTTCACAAAGAACTAATGTAAAAAAAGTCGAAGTGCTTAAAAAATATGAGCACGATTCATTAAAAGCAATTTTTATATGGAATTTTGATGAATCGGTAATATCCGTTTTACCAGAAGGTGATGTTCCCTTTTTTGGGGATAATACGATGAAGACGACAACAATGTCTGAAAGAATTGAAGAAGCAGTTAAACAATTGAGTGATTCTTCAATCGGAGCAATTGACCAAAAGTATTCTACAATACGTAAGGAATATGATAAATTTTATAACTTTGTAAAGG